TTATGCAAGTAATGGCCCAACACACGCAACTCCAGACCAGAAAAATCAAGACCACACATAACCATATCGGAAGGAGAATAAAATAAGGAACGAAATTCTTTACCATACTCCGAACTACTCGATACACATTGTGCCAAATTTGGTGAGTGATGAGTGCATCTACCTGTGACCGCACCGTTTGTAATAACTTTTCCATAAATTTTTCCTTGTTTGTTTAATTTTAAATATGCTTGGTCACCATCGCTTAGTTGACCTAATCTTTTTTGAACCATCAAATATTGTGAGATAAGTTTTGCTTCAGGATAAGGTAATGTATTTAATATTTTTTCATTAACCTCAGCTTGGCCCGTAGGTGTAAAACTCTTAGGAGACCAACCTAACACATTAATTAATCTGTCTGCTATGTGTTGTCTTGAGCTAGGATTGAATATTTCTTTTTTGTATATGGGAACAGGTACACCTGCTTTTATACCCTTTTTAATATTGTCTCTTTTGTAAACTTTATTACCACAAAACTTTTCCCAAGCGGGAAATGCTAGAGCTAGTTTATCTTCTAGTTCTAGTTTCCGCTTGGTTAGGATAGTATGTAGCGACTGAGCAGTCGTCTCATCAAAGTACACACCATGTTGCTCTTGTTTAATTATCCAACTAGCAAACTTATGCTCTAATTCTATTGCTCTTTCTGAGTAGTTTGACTTAACTATTTTGTCATAAAGTAGATAAGTAACCTCAACATCTCTCTCACAATACTCAAGCATATCCTGGTTATATTCAGTAAAATCTGAGTGTTCTTGGTAGTTACCCTTACGCAATCCTAATCTATAACCCCAACTTTCTAATGAATGTCTTCCGTATAGTTTTGCAGGTAACTGCTTGTATTTGTAGTCCTGGTCTAAAAGGTTAGTCCATATTAATCTACTCATTAACAAAGTATCAAAAACTTGTTTCTTATAAGTAAAGTTAAGACATCTTTTTAGGACTGGTAAATCAAAGCCTAAAATATTGTGGCCTATTATTACTTCAACTTTGTTTAGTAATTCTAGACAATCATTTAAGTTATTAGGATTATATCTATAGACTTCACCAGTCTTTATATCCTTACAAACTATGCAATGAATGACTAAATTATCTTTGTCTAGAAACCCATTTGTTTCTAGGTCTAGTACGATGTTCATAATTTAATTTCCTCTTGATGTAGCAACCACCACAAAAGTATTCTTTTGTTTGGTTATTATTCTTTACGAATATGTCTGACTTCTTCTGACAGAAGTCGCACTTAGGTCTGAATGTCATATTAATGTATTAAATGTATTTTGATTTTGTCTACGCTTGGTAGGAAGTCTGCTACAGACTTAATTGATTTTTCTATAACCTTGTATGCTTCAACGTCACCACACATAATAACTGGGTAAACATTTTGAAATTTAATTGCATTATAGATTGCAGTCATAATAGTTTTACAAGTTTCAAAAACTATTGTTTGTTGCTCTTGAGTTAGTGAAAGATAATCTTGTTTTTCAATTAGAAATGAAAGAATGAACTTCGTCAGAAGTTTATCATTCATCAAAAGTTCCTTCGGTAAGTCTACCTGTATCTTTATTGTAAATTAAATTACAAGCTATTCCTGTGTCACCTGAGTATCTATTTTTTAATACTCTAACTTTCATAACATTGTTTTGAATTTCATCTTGTTGGTCACGTTCAAAGGCAATCACTTCGTCTGCAAGAGTTGCTAAACTATGACTGCCCCTGAGGTGAGAGAGAGAAACTTGTGTACCTTCTTCGTGTCCTTTTCCTTCAGGTCTTTTTAAATGTGATACTAAAAATAATGCACAACCTAATTCCTCAACTAATTTTCTTAGTTGTGTCATTGTGTTATCTATTAATCTTCTTTCATCACCATCACCAATACCTGAAACGACTATTGAGATGTGGTCTAGAATAATTGTCTTACAATCTAATGACTGAACCATATATCTAATTCGGTTCATCAAATCTTCTGTGTCAGAACTTCCAAAATGGTCGTAAAAGCAAATATAGTTTTTTACTTTATTCCATTCTTCTAAAATTTTTTCGTCAGAAATATTTTGTCTTACTTCTGGTAAATGTATTAATTGATTAAGGCCTACAGATACTATTCCTCTAATACTTCTCTTAACACTTTCTTCTAATGCAATGTAACCAACCTTGTGTTTATTACATATTAAATGGTGTGCTATTTCTCTACAAACTTGTGACTTACCTGTACCTGAACCTGCTGTAAGTAAGACAAGTTCTCCTCGTCTTATTCCACCAAGTTTATTATTAAGACCATTCCATTGGTATGGAATAGTTTCAACAAAGTCATCTTTAAGTAATAAGTCTTTAGTTTGGTCACCTTCAATAATACCCTGTGGTGTGTAGCTTTTAGCTTCCCACATAGCACTAATAATTTGTTCACCTCTACCTGATTGTAATAATTCACTTGGGTCTTTTGCAGGTAGTGTTGCAATCTTAACTTTTTTTACTGGTAAAATATTTGCACATTCAATGACAGCTTGTTTTCCTGCTTCATTTTCATCGTACATTAAAATAATACTGCTAAATTTTGAAATCCAACTAAGTTCTTTTTTAATAAACTTTTTAGCTGAAGTAGCACCTGATGGTACTGACACTACAGGATACTTATTACCTTGAACTTTACTTACACTAAGTGCATCTATCTCACCTTCAGTAATAATTAGTTTTGATTTATCTCCGCCATCTCTCCAAATGTTTTGACCAAATAATGTAATTTTATCTACATCACCTAACCAAATAAATTTTTTATCTTGGAATCTTAATTTCTGTGCAACAATATTATAATCTTTGTCATAGTAGTTTGCGATATGCACAGGCTTACCATTGTAAGTACCTGTTTGATAATTAAACTTCTTACAAGTTTCACTATCAATTTTTCTACTTGGTAACGCTTCTACTATTCCTTCAATCATATCTTTAAATTCTGTTTTAATTTTTACTTCTGGTAACTCTCCATTTAATTTTTTGTACTGTTGGCAACCGAAACAATAAGTATGGTCTTCCCATACGCCTAGATTGTCTCGACTGCCACAGTTCTCACAAGGACTATGATGGAGAAACTTAGTATTCATCTTCTTCAAGTTCAGGAAAGTCTTCTGCTTCTAACTCAGCTAAATCAGCTTCGTCAGTTAACCCATCTTGAAATTTATAATTTTTTATATTCTCATGTAGTAAATAATCTCTGACACTAAAGTTTGGACAAGTTTTACTTTCGTCTAACTCATAGTGTCCAACAATTCTAGCTTCAGGATATTTAGCGACTAACTCATTAAGAGTGTCATATAAACTTTGCCATTGTTCAGCAGTAAAGTTATCTTCTGGTTTACGCCAGTCATCTTCTTTAGCACCACCTATTAAACAAAGGCCATAAGCCATGTGGTTGTAACCTTTGACGTGAGCCTGAACAGCATCATCTGCTCTACCTTGTTCTACAGTTCCATCTCTTTTAATAACTTTACCATAGCCAATTTTAGACCACCCAAATTCTCTGTGTACTCTATCAATCTCTTTAGCACCCCAATCTTGTGAAGGTCTAGTTTGAGAACAATGAACCACTATGTATTTAGTTTCTTGTCTTGCCATTTTGTTTTTCCTTAATTTCTTTTAGCCATTCTTTTGGGAATGTTTGTTGTGTTGAGTAAATACAATGATATGGAAAGTTATTAAGTTCACACCACTTGCCATAAGTAGTGAGACTTTTCTTACCTATCTTTGTCTTAGCATTTGAAAAGATAAACCTAATATCTAATTTAGGATTTTGCTTCTTAACAAGTTTCATCTTCTTCCTATCGGCACTATTAAAAGCACCTTTAGTTTCTATGATAAATGCACCCTTAATTGGAAAATCAGGTCTATAAGTCTTCTTAACTTCAGGTTGGAAGTAAGTAACTTTTAAACTTTCATATTTAAAAGCACAGTTTTCATTAGTTAAATAATGATAAACAACTTCTTCCAATCCTGATTTTAATGTAACGTCTTTAGAAATCTGTACTCGTTTGAACTTCTGCCTGTGGTACATTATTCATCTCCTCTACTGACGTTTTATTTTCGTAGCCATCTTCTTTAGCAAATAAATCCATTTGCTTACCTTCGACTAACTCTATTATTTGAACTGCTTTAAGTTGTGCTGTTACTCCTGCACCTAACGCAGGTGAGTAATAATTTCTCAACACATAAGCAATCTTCATCTTAGAGCCACCCCAGATATTACAAGAAGTTGGATTAAGAGGATTTTTCTTTGCATCAAACAGTAAAGGTCTTTGACTAAAAGGTTCTTTAGTTTTTCTGTTGATACCAGTTGCTTTCATTTTATATTTGAAAACTGCAAAGCCATCTTCAACTGAATATGGTTTAGGTGCTAACTTCACCTTCTTACCATTTAACTTTTGTTCAGCTTCAGAAATACTACTTTGTATAGCTTTCTCATATAAAGCAATCATACCTTTAGCTTTATCTTCAGGTATTTTTAGGTTTACTTTGTAT